CTTAAACGCAGATGAGAGACCCTTCGCGCCGATTACAGCCAAGCGCGTGTCATCAACAAACATTTTCATTGCGCCAGATGCGGCAACGACATTATTTTTTGTATTTATGGCACCGTCGTTATACGCTGGGGCAAATTGGACTGCTTGGAATTCTCGTTGTGCTGCCAGAAAAGCAGCACCAACAGCAACGATTCCTGCCATCGCATAAGCAACACCACTAAGAGCAGCCTGATAACTCTTTGCTAGGAATGCGCCAGTCTTGAAGAGGATTCCAGCCGACCCAATAACAAGCAATGCAGCACCAGCCTCAAGCGCAACATACTTAAATCCCAACATTGCAAGGCTCTTGAGACCACCGAGTAGCCCTTTAGCGAGTTTCTCTAATTTATTGAAACCCTTGCCGTTTTGATCGTTGCCATCACCAACCCGTTTCTGCTCTTTTCCGAGTTCGCGTAATTGGTCTGTGTGCTTTTTATGAACTTTTGTGCAGTCATCAACTTCATTACATAGTTGTCGTAGTTTGAGACGAACTCTATCAATTGCCGATGTATCAGCATCAATATCAATTTTGATTCTGACATCAGCCATGTAGACCTCAACAACCCAATAGAATTAAGGCAATTATTTACTTAGCCTCTTTAGACTGCGCCTCTCTATCCTGTTGTATAACTTTAGCACACGCCATTCTAATCAACCATTCATCTTCTGAACAGTTGAGTATTTGAATTGGGTCTGTACCAAACAACTCGCCCAAACGGGCAGCGTTAATAATCGTTGAGTCTTCTACGAGTCCGTAGAGGACTTCAGCGTAGGGTCCACGGCATCAACGGTGTCCCCGTACCCAGCAGCCTCCATAATGGCGACAGCAGCAGCCTCAATATGCGGTTCAACACCGAAGAATTCACGAACACAGTCAGGCAATGGGCGGGTTGTGTTTGTCATTTGCATAATCTCAGGAGAAGCAAAAGTCAAAGCCACACCAGCATCATTTGTGACAACTTCACCATTAATGATGATCGCTGTCGTCGTATGACCAACTACTGAACAAGCGAACTTGACCGTATCCATGCCATTCTTGGTGTCTTCACCAGCATTCTTCCGCCATGAACGCAACTGGTGCTGCGTAATATTTGGGGAGATTTCAAGCGAAACGCCAGGGCGCTCAGGAACATTGATCTCAACAACAGGGCGCTCAACTTTTTTCTGAATGACTTGCTTGAGTTTGTCAAGAACTGACTCTTCAGCAGGAGTACCAGAAACCGTCGCTTTAGGCGTGTCAAGATTACTGATAATTGTGTATGAAGGATTATTTTCTGTCATAACCCGAACACTAGCACACACGATTCACAATGTGCGCAAATCAGTTATTTTTTATTAAGCCCCTACCGTTGCATCTGCTGCAACAGTTGAAATGCTAAATGTCATGGCAAAAACTGCGGGTGCACCAGACGATGCATCACCATCAGCCTCAGTCAAACCAACCAAAAGGGCGCGGCTGTAGAAGCGTGAAGATCCCGGCTGAACGAGGTCGCAGTCATAAACGCTGACAGTGATGTCAAAGTAAACACGACCAACATTTTGACGCAGGATATTCATCTTGTCAGTGAACCCAGAATCTCCATACTGGACAAAATCTGTCAATGTGATGTCGCCAATTTCTGCTGGAGCACAAAGTGTCTCAGGGAAGAGCGTTCCGCCACGGTAGATCTTCTCAACAGATGCGCTGATTTCTCCACCAGAAACCTGAGCAAAAACATTGTCAAAAGAATTGGCAGTCAAACCAGTGACAGTCTGTCCGTCAGAAAGAGAAATCTTTCCAAGGATCTGCCTCTGTGATGCGTACTTGTTAGCCATTTACTTCCTCCGTCAGACGAGTGTTGCTGTGAGATTTGACTTAGTGATTGTGACCGTGATCTTGTCACCGACGCTGGAAACACGGACACCGAGTTCTGCCTTGATTTCGCCAGACTCAAGTTGCGTCAGCGGGTTAATGCTGTCATCAACCTTGATGCTGTAGCCCCAGTCAACCTGACGACCATTCGCATCAAAACCTTCGTACAGTCCTCCAGCAATACGAATTGGTTCCATCACACCCTTGAGTGCGCTCGCAATGTCTGCATAGACACCCTTGCGACCATTGATGACAGAGAACACGAGCGGCTCAAGAGCAGAGTTTGCACGATCAACAATGAAGTTCATCGTGTCGCGATGGGTAATGAAACGCCACTGTGCCGTATTCGTGGAGTGCGAACGAGCGCCATAAATGCGAACCCCGCCGTTCATAACACGGATTGCATTAACCCGTGCCGCGTCAAGCGAGTCAGAATCGGTGCGATTTACAGCGGTTTCCGTTCCACTCACAAATCGTGCCTCAGAACCAGCACCAGCAAACGGCTGCCAAGTTCCAACACGATTATGGGCACGAGACCGTGCTGCAGCAGCGTAGCCTTCAGCAGGAATTGTCAGTGTCGTTCCGCTCCCAGAAGGAATCTTCACCCACGGGTGGTAGAACGCAAGATACTCGTGACCTTCATTATCGGTGTCACCGTAGGTGGTTGAGTTGCTTGCTGCTGTTGCATTGCTTGTTCCTGCAGCAAAACCAAGCAGACCAATACGGTTGTTTGCAACACAATGAGCCAAAATTGCGTCATAGATTGTGTCGTCACTTGCTCCGTCTGCAAGACCAGGGATTGCCACTGCGCCAGCACCGAGTTCCTCGCTGAAGAGGTCAAGAGCGCCAAGCCAATCAGATTCAGCAACAGCGCCATCGTCACCATCAGCAAATGCAACAACTGACTGATCCTTAAGGAGTGCAGTTGGATCTGCGGTTGCTGTCAGAGCAGCAGAACAGTAGTTTGCAAGAATTGTGCTGCTATTGATGTCCTCAATTGCTGCAGTCAAACTGGTGAAATTTGTTCCAGTATAAATGATGTACTCGGATGTGTTTCCACCGTAGTAGACAGTGATGTCAAAATAGGTGCTTTCATTGGCAACTGCAACATAGATGCTGTCACCCCAAGTACCGCGACCGACTGCGGTCAGAGTAATTCCGGGATCATTTCCGACTACTTCAAGCGCATATTCGGATGCAACACCGCCGTTTGCAGTAGATGCTGAAACACGAGCGACATAGGCAAGCGAGCCACCTTCCTCAAAGAAGGTTCGGATTTGCTGGTATGTGTACTTGTTGGCTTCATAGCCACCAAATGCAGTCGTGTAGTCGCTCAGGCTGGAGACAGCCACTGCTGCGCTATCAATTCCACGCTCTGTTTCCCCAACAATGAAAAAAGTTGATGCAGGAGCAAGTCCTGCGTTCACAGGGCCTGTGCGTACTGCTGTTGAAATACTTACTCCGGGCATTCGCCAGCCTCCGTAGTCTCTTTATGGATAGGAATTCCAATCTCCTACTGCGAGTATACCTAAATTAGAAGGGTTCGTCGGCAAGTATTGAATCTTCTGGTGTTTCAATACTTTCAGTAGTTGATTTTTCTGCAATTTCTTCCTCTTTGGTTTCCTCTACTGTTGATTCTTCCTTTGCGACTTCTTTCTTCTTTTTCTTTGCCTGAACCTGTTCAGTAGCGTCAACTGTTTCATTAACTTCAACCTGAACTGACTTCACAACGACTAGTTTTCCTGCGGCAACCAAATCAGCAATCTTTTGATCAAGATCAACAGTCATTTTCTGTGCTGGCTTAATGATGGTCTGCTTCTCCCCAACGCGAATTCCGCCATTGGTAGCGTTCCACACAACAACTTTTTCAGACTTCATAATTACTCCGCATCGCGTAAATTAAAAACTGTCAAATCAACACCAGTCATTTGTGATATCGGTTGACGATAAACGACCTCGTTCAATGTTAAATCATACCCCAAGTAGGCACCAGCAAGAACACGGTCTCCCTTAATAAGAGTTAAATCTGAATATTCTTCAGAGAGCGATGTCTCATCCATCATTGGGTTTACATTGTCTTCCAAATCACACCGTTGGAGACTTGGGTGGTCAAGCAGTGCCGATCTCAGGACAGTCGTCAGTCTGTCGCGCATCCATGTGACTTCATCAGAGCCTTCTGTTTTGACCCATACATATGTGCGCATTGCATATGTGACCCGATATTGCGGGTTGCCGCCACTGTCATGACCAATTCTATTAAATGAGTTCGTAGATATAGCGACAGTAATGACTGTCGGCCAATGATCTAGAGCAATTGGTTCATATGTCAAATATAGGGCTGGGTCAGGAAGGGTGTAGTCGTCAACCTCCCATCCATTCCGATATCTCGTAAGTCTTGACGGTATATCCTGCTGCAAATAATCAGTGACAAATTTTTTAGCAAACTGCGGTCCTTGCATTAAAATATCTGTCATAGCCGTACTCTCTGCAATAAATTATTAGCAGCATTAACAATATGCTCTTTTGCTTTATCAGCAACAGACTGGGCAAATAACGGCGTATCCATCACTATCTGTCGTTTTGCCATCTTTGAAGTTCCATATTGATGAAAACTTGCGTACTCAATGTCAACAACAAATTCAGATGTTGTTTTTCTAATATACGAACCAGCACCATTCATTGCCCCAACAGCATTAAATAGTTTTCCAGTTTGCACCATGATCGGTGCGCCTGGGAAGTTCCTGATTTTCCATGAGGCATACCGTGGTTTGAGGGGCGACCAGCCCCCGACTGGCAAACCAGATGCAGCAAAATTTTCTCGGTTCATTTTGCCAAGTTCTCTCTGCGCCCAGATAAAAACCATCCTAAAGTCTGTAGCAGCATCTTTCATATTGTCCATGCGGCGCAGACCTTGCCGTGCATCGCATGACATTTTAATGCGATACATCAGGCGATCCTAGTCCTACGCCATTTCTTGACAGCAAGCAGTTCTTTTTCAAGAAAACCAGTTTCAAGTGGAGCAACATTTCTAGTTTCCAAATCCTTAATTCCAACAACATCATCATGCATATTCTGCATTTCTCTAGTTGCCGCACGAAGAATCATTAATTTGAAAACTTTAATATTTTCACCGTCTAAGCCAGCGGTGTATGTAATTGTGATTTCGTCATTTGCATACGCACGGAATAGATCAATGCCGTAACGACGCACAACATAATCTCTGCCTTCTGTTTGTAGTGTCCCAGACGGTTCTGTCTGCTGACGGATATAAACAGAATCAACGGAAACTACTGGCGAATTCCTAAGATAAACAGTCGGATTTGGTTGGAAATAACCAATCGTGTTGTATGTGGTGTCATAACTCTCGTTATAGAAAAATGATGATGTGGGAACACCAACATGACCAGAGTCCATCACATATGTTTCAGTAAACTCTGCAATCTCAATAGGACGGCGGAGATAAGACTCAAGTTCACTTTGAAGACCCTCAAGAACAAACTCCGCTGCCTCCTCCTGTTTGTTGGAGAAGCGAATATCCATGTACTTGGTGAGGTCAGCGACTGATACCAGCACGCCAATCACCTCCGATTATCCGCGCCGAGTACGACGACCTCTGCGAGCAGCGGCACGCCGCTCAATGTTACGCGCACCCCTTGCAACTGCGCGACGAATTCCCTGTAGCAATCCACCCCTGCGCTCGCCACCTGCTGGTGCTGCCACATTACGACGACGAGCGCTACCAGCAGCGCGAGCACCACCCGTAGCAGCGCGTGCTGCACGACCAGCAGCGCGACGATTAGACAAACGACGGGCAGTTCCTGGCACAGCACCAAGTTCGCGTTCGCGACGGCGGTAATATCGTGCGTTCCCTGGGACAACTCGCCCGCCAACACGACGAGGACGCTGAATAAACCGTGGACGACGGATCAAGCGACCACGATTGTCAACATCAGTAAGAAATTCAACATCCTCAGTAAGATTTGAGGTAGGCATCTTAGTCCTCCATTATTACGAGACTAAGAAAACTTTACCATAACAGGCTTATTATTAAGTCACCTATCCAGATTTGGCGGTCTTTCAAGAGAAATATGCTCAATTTCTGACGCTGCTGGCGCTTCTACTGGCACCCATGCACGAGAATATTGATGCTGGGGCACTTTACGCTGTTTCAAAAGACCACCAGCAAGCATTAGATCAACCTCATCTGGCGACATAATGAGAATCCGAGACACATCTTCAACTGAATATTTGTCAGAAAGAATAACTTTCTTAAGAAGCCTTGAAAACGGTTTTGCAAATATTTGACCCCTTGCACGGTTTAGTCGTACATGCATCAACATTGCGTCTATCTCATCGCATTCAACAAAGACAATTGGTATTTCGGTTCCATGGATTCTCTGGAAATCTTTTTCACCAGCGATTACCCATCGGTGCGTTCCGTCAATAATTGTACTGTCATGTGCTCTTACTACAATCGGTGACATCCAGCCAAAATCCATCATGGACTCACGGAGAAGATCCATATCTGGTTTAAGAACATAAGTTGCACGCCATGGTGCTGTTTTTACTGAATTAAACGGTTTGTGGTTAATTTTCATTGTCAACTTCCTCTTGCTGTGCCGCCATCATGCGCATCGTATGAGCGCGGGTTTTGGGACCAACTGGATTGGGGCTGGTTACTTGGAACTCATTGAGCAGGAGAGTTCTTATCAAAGAGTCAAGTGGATAACCAAACGGGTCTTTTGCCTGTTTCTTCCTAAATTCACCTGCAAATTTATACGCTGATGTTTGATATCCCGGCGTAAGCATATTGTCCTCAATACACTGCTTCACACCGTCCCAACCATCAGATGCATAATCCGCAATCAATGTCTCAATATCAAAATCTGCCCACCAGCGCCGTTGTGCATCAATTTGTGGGTAACACTCGTAGAGTCTGTCAAAGAATTCTGGCTCAGTATCTACGACATCATTAAGCCGTCGGGCAGCAACTGCATGGAGCGGGATCCCGACACGAGTATTTGCACCAGTAATTGCTGCAACATCGTAATATTCGCAGTATTCAGCGCCATGTTCCTCGGAAATGAATTTCAGAACATCATCTGTTGTCCAGTCATAAATCACTTTCGCAAAACGAAGTGGAACGGACTTTTTCATCCTGAATGGAATATTTATGTAGTTTTCGTGGAGTTTTTGTACGCACGACCTATAGCGGATCATGGATTCATTAGCGCGAACACCAGTTAGGAATGCAGTTCTTCCCTTTTTGCCCTGCATTGTGTAGAAGTCAATTGTCTCTGGGATGGGTCTAGATGGATCAATCCCAAAATGTTCTGCGCTGATCGCCCATGGTGGCATCTGCCTGACAAGCCGTCCCAATTTTTGTCTTGCTGGCGACCACAGCAGCGCATATTCACGCCTACCCAGTACCCAGACCTCTTGCCCTACTGGAAGGCAGTACCACTCCATGTCTACCCAGTCGTAGTCACGGACTTTCATAATGTAGTCAATGACTAGCGGACTTACCATTTCCTCGTCACGGAAAATAACTTTTACTGGCCCTAGACCGCGCTCTTCATGAACTTCTTTAGCAAGATAAAGAACGGCAGTGGAATCTTTACCACCAGAAAACTGGACACAGACAGTATCAAATGTGTCGTAGACATGCCGTATCCGTTGCCTTGCAGCATCAATACATGAAATATCTAGGAACATTCTCTGGCGTGTCACAACTACTCTTGACCTCTATCTAGATAACTGAAAATTCCATCTTCAGTTATGTCATCAAACAACCACTTACCATTGAGTGATGCCCATAAAGCGACATCTATTGGCGTTGGCTCAAGTTCATACTCCTTGATCAGGTCACGGTGTCTCTCAATTGCCTTACGCATAAACTCAACAGTTTTAACACGCTCTTCAATCTCTTCTGAACCAGAGGCAATCATCCTAGAAATTTCATCAAGGCGATTCACAACATGGTAACGGAACCGTTCAATTTTCTTCCGTCGTGCCTCAAACTCAGCAGTCATTTCTGCCAACATTTTTACACCATCTTGCCCAAGGTCGCGGTAAGGCGCAGTGTCCTCATCCTCCTTGACCCTAATCATCTGTAGTTGATTATCAAGATTATCGGCAAGCAACTTAACTGCTCTCTGCCAACGAATCCAGTTTTCAGGCATGTTCAAGTATTCGCGTTGCTGAGGCGATACTTTATTTTTGATTTCTTCTGCTACGAGCCGTGCAAATGCATCGTCATTCATTCTAACTCCACTTTTATCTGTTTAATTTTTTTGATTTCCCCATGCTGGGCATATTGGCTTAAAAGAACACCAGTCACAAAGTCGTGATGTTTTCGCCTCAAACTCTCCAAGTTTGCATCGCTCATCAATTGCAGAACGCACACTCACAAGAGTTGCTGCAACTAATTTACGATCCTCGTCGGTAATTTTCTTTGCCAACAGGACAGCATCCTTGATGTAAAGAAGTTCAATCCGATCAACAACCGTTTGAAATTTTTGTTCAAGAGCACACGCATAAAGGGAGAGTTGAAAATACTTGTCATCAACGAAACGGGCTGATGGTGTTTTGCCCGTCTTATAGTCACCAACGACTATCCCATCTTCGCCCTTATGCCATCTATCTATAAAGCCCTTGACTGAAACACCAGAAATTTTGTCGTCAATCTCTGTTTCCAGACCATCAAATTCTATTTTTGACGGATCTTCCATTTCAAACAAGTTTTCTATGCACCACCATGATGTCCATCGGAATTGCCGTAGTGCATTATGACCATGAACATAGGGCAAAACTTTTTCAAGATATTCATCTTCCCAAATATCTTTTGCCAATTGCCGCGCTATGCCGATTGACCTCTGGTTGGCAGGAAGTTTGTACAACTCCTCAAGAACAGAGTGGACAAAATTTCCGCGTAGTGTTGCCTCTGTCGGTGGTTCAGACATCCCATCAATTCGCGACAACTTATATTTAAGGGGACATTGTTGAAATGTTGAAATTGACGATGGAGACAAATACGGAGGCGGAGTAAGTGCAGTATCACTCATCTGATACTTCAATTCCCCCCAGCGAAATCCTTACACATTCTGCGATTAGTGCAGAAAGTTCCTCAACTGTAGCCGTTGCCCGTGTTGGCTTTGGTCGGTCACCAGAGTAATTCACCCAAAATGTATTAAGAGCGGTCTTGCCGTCCTTATCAAGTTCCTTGGAGAGACCGACAAAGTTTGACCAGAGTTTTTCAATTTCTGGATCAATCTTTGACTCTTGCTCAATAATGTCTTCTGCTTCCATCGCTTCTTCTGTGCGTGCAAGATAAAGACCGACACCAAGCGTCTGTGCCGCTTTCTTCAGAGCATCAGAAACTGCGCCCTTCATCTCGTCGCCAAGATCAACAATGTCGCCAGACTTGGTGCGCTTAATTTTCTGACCACCAAAACCGTCACGAACAATAGATGAATACGAGTCCCCTGCATGCCAGACCATGCGAACATGGGCGACGATATAGTCGGGATCAATGGCATCACGCCCACATGACATGATCTCAAATGACCACTTGTCAACACCAAGAATCTTGTTTAGTCGGTTAATTACTTCGCTTACTGGAATGTAGGTAAGCCTTGTCCCAGACTTGCTGAGTGTGCGCTCAACTTCTTTAGGAAATTGTTCAGATAGTTGCTGATAAAGGTTGCTCATAGTTTTTCCCTTCTAACAATGATGTTTTGTTTATACTCGCCAACTTCGCAATACTGGTCAGCATTGATTCCAATTTTGGCTAGTTCCTTGACACGCCAATATGATGGCTGAACAAAGTCCAACATCTTCTTGGCTATCTCTGCTGGAGATAGTAGTACTTCACCAGTATCCATGTCAACAGACATATCAATTAGTCTTTTCGTTACGGCGTTAGCCAAGTCCTCATGAACCCACTTCTTGCGATCAGCAGCAGACTTGATTTCAATACGGGCTTTGCCAACCTCCATGTCGCTGATTTCTGCGCTCTGAAGAATAGAAAGCACTTTTGACGAATAGAAGCCATACATGTCAGAAACTTGACCTTTGACTTCATTCAAGTCAACCAGCGATTGGGCAATATCTTCAATTGGCGGGCTTGAGTCAAGAAATTCATGGAGCGCTTTTTCTGCATCCATAATTGTTTTGACAAGACGGCGGATAACTTCTTCGCCAGTTTCCATTTCTACCTCTCTAAGTAACTATGTATCTAGGTATGTCAAATGATGATACTTGCTCTTTTCCTCTGTGGCAACCCCAGACCAGCAAGATATGTAAATGCCCCAACAGCGGAGTCAACTTGGTCGTCATGATTCGTTGACTCAGGGAACGAGGCAAATTCATCCAGCCAGTCTGTAAGCCACGAGCCACGAACAAGACGCACATTACCGTTGGCTACAGCAGCGGCAAAAGGACGAGAACGGGTAACTTTATCGCCAGTTGACCGTATTCCGATCAGGTCATAACCCGGCACAACATAACGGGCATATTGGTCAATTAGTGCTTTGCCGCTAGAGCCTGGTTCTTGTTCCATACGAATAGAAACAAGTTTTCCGTCCTCCATGGCTGTCTGCGCTATCAGTTGCTCAACTTTGTCACCTTTTGCCCTAATTTTACGGACATCAAGAACATAGGCAATTCCTTGGTCAAACAACATCAAGGTGCCAACCGTCCAGTCTGGGTCGGGGTTGCTTGCTGATGGCTCCGTAGCCGCCAAGTCCCAGAATCGTACTGCCCGTGCCGTAGATGTGACTTGTGGCACATCAATCGGGTCTATAATGACAAAATCCTCTCTATTGAATAGTGATCCAAGACTGGTTGACCACCAGTCTCCCATCTCAAGTCGCCGTCTTTCAACTGGGTCAAGGGCTGAAAGTGCTTGCCGATAGGAGGCAGCATCAATACCTGGGTTGTCAGTCAGAAGCGAGGGAACAAAAATACGACCGTGTTCCTGCCCCTCAACAATAAACCTTTGCCGAACCCAGTTCGGTGCAGGGTTTGAGGCGGCACGCATACGAAGAGGGACTTGAGATACTGGTCCAGAAGCGGGTCGGCGGAGACGCGAGAACAGATAGCGATAATCCGACTCCCGAATTTCGGTAACTTCGTCCATCCCAATGAACTGAAACTCAGAACCTTTGTAGCGTAAATAGTCATTAGTATTATTTAGATATCCGAAAGAAATGCGTGCCCCAGAGGGGAATGTCGCAACATAAGAGTTTGCATTCCAATGAATATCGTCATAATTAGCGATCCACGCCTTAAATCTGTCCATCAATGCGCCAGGGAGCGAAAGGTCAGCAAAGGTACGGCGGAAAAGAATTGCCGAGTATTGGGGGACATCAACATATTGGAGAGCAGACATCAATAACGCTGATGACTTGCCACCACCAGCAGCACCACCAAATAGTGCTTCTAGGGCATAAGTGCGAAGAAATACTTTTTGCGTTATTGACGGCTCTTCAGGGCAATAAACTGGTTCTTTCGGCTGGAGGTATTCCAGCACTGCATTCCAATCGGGCATATAGATAAACTCCAGTCCTTTTGTACTGTACTATGTAGTTTGACTGCGCTAAGGTATGAACTGCATGGCACCTAAAAAGAAATCAAATCTGTCTTTCTTCCTCATCAAAGCAAAACTTGTAAAGTTAGTACAAACTTTGGCAAGACCAATGAATCGTG